GCTGTTTTAGTGTAACTTTTACCTTTTGCTAAACCTAATCTTGTGTATGTGTCAGTTGATTGATTCCACCTTAAACCGTATGCTTCTTGTGTTAATTGTTGTAGCTCCGCAACATTTGTGTTTAAAACTCCTATTGTTTCATCTAATTTTTCATCCATATATCCTATTGTTGCCGGGTTAAATATTGTTCCTGCAGATATCAAGCCAGAATTGTCCTTTTTTATTACCTTTGGAACACCTTCGACAATATAGCTGTCTGGCTTTGTGTCTTCTCTGTTTACTACCCCTATCGGAGTATAGTTAATTGTCATTTTACACCACCTTTATTTCTATTTTATAAGGGATAATTACCTTTTGCCCGTTGACTGTTACCTTATTAAATGTTTTAACTTTTGTATCATATGTTGTTGTTGTGCCGATAACACTTATGTTATCAATTACACCCGTCAGTGTATCAGCAACTAAAAATTCTATTTCTAATTTATCTGCTGTTTGCGTTGCTGTGTATATATTTTGTATTTGAGTTGCACCGTCAACATCGTACTCGATATGATCTATATCATTTTTAAATAATTCTACCAATCTGTTTAACCCCATTTGTATCAAAACATCACCCCACTTTCTACTGCACTTTCTAACTTGTCACTACTTTGTAAATTAACATATTTTTTGAAAGTTGGTTCGCTAGTAACAACATTTAATATTTCTTCTTCTTCGTGTAATATATATGTACTTTTAACACCAGCTGTAATAGCCCTATCAAGAGTAAAGTTTGGTATATTTGTATCAATAAAATTTAAATTTATTTCTATGCCGGCTGGAAATATTTCGCTAATTCCTAAAAAGTTTTCTTCCCCAAATAAAACCTTAGCCGCATCTGTTAAAGTTGATATTGCACCGTCAGAATTATTTACTTTGGTTTCAAGTTTTAACCTTTCGACATACTCGCTATCTGATAAACTACCACGTTTTAAATTTTTATTAACCCCATGTATATTATCTAAATTCTCACCTGTCGCCTGGTCTAAATCTGTAATAGCTTTCATATCTGAGCAAGTTTGCAAAAATAAATCATCTGATGCTGTAATGCTTCTCATTAATTTTCCTATATTGCTATCTTGATTGTAATTACCAAATCGCATGGACATAAGTTTAAAAAAGTCATCTATATAAGCCATTATATCACATCTACTTTCGCACTGTCGGTTTGAGCTACCTCAACAGCATTTGCTAAATCACCATCTATTGTTACATCGGCGGTACTATAAGTGACACCGTCTAAACTTGTTTGTATTGCTAGATTAGTAACACCTTGTACATTATTCGCTATTGTATTAGATAAACTAAATAAAACAACATCTTCACCCATACCTAGATTATCAATATAATTTATAACAGCGAGTTCAACTTGTGCATCACCATCTACTGGATAATCGCCTCCGCTTGTAACCGTTACTTCTACCCATACATTTATGCTATCAGGTCGAGTAAAGCCTATTGTTATTTCGTTGCCGCTATCATCATTAAATGCGTTTTCTAAAGCACCGTTTGACTCTATGCCTACACTTTTAACAGTATATATAGCGGTTTGTATATCTAAATCTGTACCGCCTAATACATATGGTTTAAATGCGTGTCCCGGTATTGTATTAACAACTGCATCTGTTTCATTTTCGAATATCAAGCAATCTTCTACTGTTTCCAATGTTAATACAGCGGCCCGTATTGCATCTGTTGTACTTCCGCCACCTCTTGCTAAACTTTCTAAAAATCTTATTCTTAAACTCTCATCACTTTCTTTTTCAAGTCCGCCGTCAGCATCAAGTGTATTATTCACGCTAGTCAATCCAACTAATGGACTTTCCACCTCTGTTATAGTATTTGCTAATACATTACCGTCTGCCCCAGCTATTAAAGCTTTCACTTCTAAGTTCACTGTTCCGCTAGTAATTATTCCAGATGATACAGCTTCAAATTTTATTTCGTTTTCTGTTTGTACAATATAACCTGAATTTATTACAATACCATTGTCGCCATTAAGCGTTAATGGTGTTGTCGACTTAACAGCTTCTTTACGTCTTATGCCTTGAAACTTAACAGCATAGTCTAGGCTTATGTTAGTCGCTTGTGTTACAGAATAATCGTTATATATGTCCTCTAATATATCCCATCTTTCCGCCTCTTTAAATGCCATAATAACAAGCCATTGTTTCATAAATGTTTCATCTCTTAAATCAATATCGTCCCCATATAAGTTTTGGGCTTTTGATACCATTTCATCTAACAGTTCGTTAAATGTTTTCTTTTCAAACCCTTGTGATGTTATACCAGCCATTTATATAATCACCTCCATTTTTAAGTTACCTAAATCGTATGTTACATTAAAATTAATTATTGCTGTTCTGTCTTGACTATCATAATTTATAGTAAGATCGGTCACTTCTTCTACTTCTTGCAAACTTGTAATAGTTTGTATAATATCAAATTCTAATGTTTCTAAGTCAGGTCTTTTTTTAAACAATTCTTCGTGACTTAAACCAGTTTCTGTATTATAAAACCATTCACCTTTGCGTATAGATAAAGCATTTTCTATTAACTGTCTGACTCTATCTTCGTTTGTTATCAAAACTATATTACCATTAATTAATTGAATATCACCGTCAAGTAATAGTATAGATTTTTTCATTCGACCACCACCTTATTTGATGTTTCCGGGCTTCCGCTTGAAGGTGAATCTGTTGTGCCTGAACCGCCATCGTGAGTCCAACTATAACTATGACTATGAGAATCCAGCCAACTTTTTAAACTATCTCCTAAAGCAACACCTTCGGTAGCACCCTCACCTAATTTTATCAAATTTGAACTTTCTATCGTTATATCACCACCGGTACTTATATTTATTTTATTGACTTGTGATTTGGTTGAATTAAAAGGCGTAAAGCTAAAAGGTAAAGCAAAACAATCGTCTATATTGTGTTTACCTTGCGTGTTTACTTCTTTATTCTTACCATCTATAACCAAATTGTCAATATCATAATCAGCTACTAAAAGTAAAACATAATCGCCGACTTCTGACTCTATATTAATTATGGAAGTACCGTTGCCCATAAATAATAATGGTATTTGTACAACCTGTGGTAATTTATTACCCGATAGTGTAAATAAAGGCTGTGCATCTATCTTTTTATCGTCGTATACTTTAGTTATTTTAGCTGGTAAGCATGAATAGATGTCATCTAGTATTTTATCTTTTAATGAATTAATAAACTTTGATCCTTCCACTTTACACCTCCTTAACTTCTATTGTAATTGTGAAACCTTTATTAAATTTAGCTTTAACAACTTCATACTGGCCATTAAATGTTTTACTTTCTAATTTAATTAAACTTTTATTTTTTATATTATGATTAAACAATATATCAAAAGAGCAAACAACATCACTATCTTTTTTATCTACTTTTATAGGTGTTGATATTAACCCACTTTTTGCATTTACTAAAAAGCCTTTTGTAACCTGGCCCGTTGTTATATTAACCTTTCCATCTTGTATAGTTAAGCTTGTATTTGTTTCAATTGCTATTTGCTTTATAACGTCCGATATTCGTCCTCTAACAGTCTTTCCCCTCTTGTATACCTTGTTATCAGTTAGTTGAATAATGCCTGTTTCAAGGCTTGTTGAGGGTATTAAACGCTCTAATATTTGTTTAGCTGTGATAGGCGGGTTAAATGCCACATTAATTATATTGTCGTTCCAACTTTTATTATCTGTATTCATTAATATTTCAGTTATATAATCTGCTTTCTTTTTATAACTTTTGACATCTTTAATCGTTCCTATTGTTATTGTTCCGAAATCGTCTTGATATCCAGCTTGCAATGATATATCTGACTCATTAACTATTTTATTTATAGTCGTTTGAGATAAATTATAAATCATTATTGTAAATTCATCGGGTTCGTTATCATTATCAAACTCGCCTTTAAATTCTATTTTTAACCCTGGATATTCTAAAGTTTTTTGTACACCATTTATATCTACTTTTATAATTCTTTGAAATAACATATTAATCACGGTCCATTACATAAAACAACACTGTGTCTTCTAAGTTTTCAAGTGTCAATTCTGTTTCTTGCCACGTTAAATCATAAAATATTAAAAGCTCGTCATAAAAATCAGGGTCCTTGTTACCGTTACTATCATGAGAAAATTCCTCAAATAACATTTCATTTAATATAATTTTTTTACCTTTTATTAAAGTTCTTCCTTCAAATTCTAAATCAGCTGTGAAATCACCTGAATATTTGTTATATCTTAAATTAAAAGTATAAGTTCTACCACTTAATACTAAATCAAAGGAATATGGTATTTTATCTTTGTCAATAGGTATATATTTCATTATTCTATTGCCCCCGATCTTACACTTCTTGTAGGTGTATAGTTAGTCCTGCCATGTGTGACAGTCTTGGATTTAACCTCTCTTCTTTCATCTGACTTAAATTTAGTTATCTGTTCTTTCATTGCAACCCTGCCTTTGGTATTTTTTAGTTCTATTTTTTGATGCATAACCTCTCTAACGTCAGTCAAAGTCGGTATCTTGTAAGGTATCAACGGACTTTCTAATATATCTTCTTCTATTGTTGGCAGTTCTACCATACTTTTTTTGCCCAATGATTTATTTGTGTTTATTGCTTGCGGTACAACTACATCAAAATTTATATTTGTTTCTTGCAGCTCTGCTATTAATACCTGTTTTAAAGTTGCCGAGAATGTGAAACCACCTTTAACATTATTGCCATGTAGTGTTGTTAAACTTTCAATTAAACAATTATTTAAAGAGTTTCTACCTAGATATGTTATTATTTCAGCATCGTCTGAGTATTTTCTTAATTGCTGTAACTTTTTAAAAGCGTCAATACCCTTTATCATTCCGGATATTGACAATAACAAAGGCTTACGCTCTGAATTGTCGGAAACTACACTTCCATCTTCTACTGGATAATCTGTTATATCGTTGCTTTTATCTACTGCTTCTTCCGTTCCTACATTTACAACAACATCACCTATTTTTACCATTAAGCGTAGCCCCCTTTCAATTTCATTCTTCTAAAGTAATTATCTATTTCGTCTACTACATTAGTTGCTACTTGCTTACCGTTTGAATCGCCATTAACAGTTACATTAACACTTATATTGTTAGTCTGCGAGTTTCCGCCCAACATATTTTCAGTTTCTTTGTTATTAAATACTTTTTCGCCACCGTTCATTGAAACTGCTTCAATGCCGTTTTCGCCTACTATTGATAAACCGGCTTTTGCATTGTTGGTTCCTTTTGCATATTTTGGTACGCTAGTTGAAACGGTACCAGCAACTGTTGTATTCTTATTTTCCGTTGTAACTGTACCGGCGGTTGTTCTCGTGTTTTGATTGACATCAATATCGCCACCGTCACCAAAACCCAGAAAACCTTGTATACTATCCCATATAGGGCCAATATGTTTATCCCATAGTTTTCTAAATCCGTCAAAATGATCGTATAATAATTTTACGCCACCTACTACTAAACCTATTGCTATTGCTATTGCACCGAGTACCGCACCTACTGGATTTGCTAAGAACGCTGCATTCCATGCCCATTGTAAAGCTGTTCCTATTCTTGTAGTTGTTCCTAAATACAATTGCATTACAGCTAAAGCATTAT